CACGTTGTGTGCCCCGGCGACTGGATCATCACTGGCGTGAAGGGCGAACACTACCCGTGCAAGCCTGACATCTTTGAAATGACCTATGAGGAGCGTGCCAAATGACTCAATGCTGCAACGATTTTGGTAACTGCACACAAGGGCGTGACTGCCCTATCAGAAAGCAACGCGCTCAAGAAACCAACGAGGCGTATGTCAAAGGGTTTTTAATGGGGCAGGAAGACCCACTAGATGACCTTGCCGATACCGTCAAAGGCTTGATTGCTTTGATGTTTGTGGTTGCTGGTGTGACAATGATTGCCTATGCTATATGGGGGAAGTGATGAACAACGAAACACAAAGAATCATGGAAGCACTGATGCTGGTATATGGCAGTGACTTGCAAGCTGCAACGATAACGGTGCTACTCAAAGATGGCGACACTGCGTTTCGCTTTTTATCCTCAACCTTTCCTCAAGTGGGAACAAAAGATGACACCAACTGAAAAATCCATCAGAGAATTTTGCGGACACCATGCAGACTGGTGGCCCTCTACTACGCAAGTGCAAGAGATTTTGGCTTTGGCACAGCCATGCCAAACGTGTGAGGCGTTGGCTCGGACTGTGATGCTTGACCAGACATCGCATGACAACTTTAAACCAGACTACAACACCGAGGCTGTACTGGTTGAGGAAATGCAACGCATGGCAAAGCGCATTTTAGAGTTGGAAGCAATGCTGGAGCGTCAAACAGCCCGCATAGTTGACTTGCAGACACACATTGAAAACTTTGATGGAGAAGACAGATGAACATCATTGAACTAGCAAAGCAAGCGTATCTTTATAGCCCGTGCGTAGTGTGGACAATTGAAAAATCAGACACATTTGTTACTACGCACGAAGCAGTTCACGACTTTGCTGCATTAGTAGAAGCAGCAGCCCGTGCTGATGAGCGTGAGGAGTGTATAAAGGTGTGTGAAATACTACTTACAGTATTCTTATCTCCGCAATATAAAACCGGACAACCGCTGTCTAGTTTTGGAGAGCGCCATGCCGTCGCATCATGCGTAGAAGCAATCCGCGCAAGGGGAACAACATGAAAGAAAAATACGGTATGGGTTACACAGACCCTCGCGCCATGTACGGCTTAACTGCTGTCGAGTTAGAAGAGCCTGTTGTGCGGTGGGAATTCCTTGAGCGCAACCAGTACGAGATAGCCTCACTTGTGACGCAGTTAATTTTTATTGCTGCGGTCATCATATTGGGGGTGTTGATATGAAAGTAGACAACAGCACAGGCAAGAACAAAGAGTTCTACGCGCTTGGAAAAAAGATGTTTGATCAGATACAACCGATCAAGCCAAGGGTTAATTCCATTCAAGCTGACGTGGACCTACTGTATGAAGTGAACAGCGCGGACATCGAAGCGTTGGAGGATGCCAAGGAAACATTACGGATTCTTAGGAAAGTGCATGAAGGGGTGTTTGGAACAATCATTGACGAATCATTGGCCTTGATCGACAAAGCACTGGGCATGAACCATGGGGATTCAATGGAACGAGTTTTTAAACGAGCAGGAGGAAAGGTATGACCGGATACGTATCAAAGAAAATGCTGGGCGCTGCGCGGTTGCCGGACACCCCATCTGCAAGGGCTTACCTAGATAAAGTCTTGGATGATGATGATACACAGGTGTACAAGCGCACATGGGTGGGTTTGAGTTCGGTTGACTTCAATGATTTCAATCCACTTTTTACAGCCGAAGAAGCGGCACGATGGGCAGAAGCCAAACTTAAGGAGAAGAATGGATGACTATCGCATGGTACGACCCCACTAACCACCACGTTAGCACGGACAAGCACGATCCACGGTTCACGCCGCTTGGTCAGTTGCTGCCTTTGGATGTTCCCCGCGAATGGGTTGACCTGACTCGCACGCAAATACAAGATGTTTATTTTGCAGTGTTAGAAACACATCGCGGTGGTCACCAAATGGAGGGGCAGCTTGCCTTTGGGGAAGCCTTGCAGGCCGCTATTAAGGAAAAGAATGCATAAATCCAACCACCACGCCGTAAGGATGGCGTTACAAAAGTATCCTGATGGGTTGACCGTATCTGAGATATCTGAACGCACTGAGAAAGACCGGACCGCGATCAATCGTTCTTTATCAGTAATGCCCGATGCCTATATAGACAGATGGGTTTCCTTTAGGGAACATAAAGGTCAATGGACCGCTATATGGTGCGTAGTAGTGCCGCCTGAGAATTGCCCTAAACCAACGGAGAAACCCCTTGACCGAACACGAAACAAACCTACGTGACTTAGCAGCAATGTTTGCTATGGCAGCGCTGCTAATTAGGAACAAATACAATGACTTCCCCCACGAGGAAGCCTTTTCACAGGCAAATCAATTCATGAAACAACGAGCAAAGGAAAACGAAAATGGTACTGACCTTCGATAACGTAATCGCAGTGCTGGATGACTTGGCCAAGGCCTACCGCCAGACCAATGGCCTTGACGGGGCCCACGACAAAGCGCTGGTGACGGCTGAAGCGGTGATCAATAAATTCCGCGACATCCAAGCGCAGCAGGCTAAATACATGCAGCCTGAGCAGACAGCGAAGTAGAATACCGCCTTGTTGGTGTAGTTCAGCTAATTCACCTTAAGGTGGGCCGAGGCATCGGTGGGAAGAACAGGCCCATGCAGGGTTACGCGCTGGGTTCGAAGCCAGCCACCAACAACCTATTTCGCTGATCCCCAAGTCGGACCGACTTCCACATCGCACCGGCTTGGGACTTCCAGCTTCACCGCTTCCATCATGATCTGCGCAGCGGCCTGCGCCTCTTCCCTGCTCTTAACGGACAATGCAAGCTCATCATGCACTTGCAGCATGCTGCGTATCCCCGCCTTGTGCAGCGCCACCATGGCGGACTTGACCTGATCCGCAGCCGAGCCCTGTATCAACCTGTTCAGGCCCTTGTACGTGCCGCTGCGCTTGACCCGTTGTCCGTATTCCATGACTGCCTGCTCTCGCGGCAGCGCCTTGTTCACGCCCCATTCCATAGGTTCCCACAGAGGGAACCTACACTTGCGGCCTAAGAGCGTGCGGATGGTTCCGTTAGATGTGGGGCTGTCTATGCGCTTCATGACCGCATTGACCGTGCCCTTGAGGAACGGCACGTTGTGGTGAAACTTGGTGATCAACTCATCGGCCTCGCTGATGTGCAAGTCCAACTGGTTGGCCAGCTTGCCCTTGCCCATGCCGTACATCAAGCCCAAGCCAATCGTCTTGGCAGATTTGCGGCCAATGCCTGCCATGTCGGCCACCATCTGGTGAAAGTCGGTGTTAGGGTTTTCCCTATAGGCGTTTACCATTACATCGGCCCCGGGCAGATCCAAGAGGCTCGCATAGTGGACCAGCAGTCTAGGTTCTTGAGAACTAAAGTCATTCGATGCCCAAAGCTCCCCCTCCTCCGGCAGGAACAAGTTGCGCACCATAGGGCCAATGATTTCGTGGCGGGCGGGTACTTGCTGGAGGTTGGGGTTGGCCATGGACAGCCGTCCTGTAACCGTGCCCCCATCATCACTGCGCATTTGATTGACGTGCGGATGGATGCGTCCTGTCTTGGCGCTGAACTCAAGGTAGGGCTGTAGGAACGTGCTATGGGTCTTGTTGGTTTCACGGGCTTCCACAATCATCTTGGCAACAGGGTGGCTGCATGACTCCAAGAAGCTCTTAGTAAAGCTCGGCGCACCGGCCTCGGTCTTGGCGTAGGGGAGCCCCAGCTTATCAAAGGCGGAGGCAATGCTTTGTGGAGTCCAGATATCCACAGAGTTACCCACAAGGTTTCGCATGTGCGTATAAAGCTCCTTCTCCCGCTTTTTCAGGTTATTTATCAACATCTCGCAGTTAAACCGGTCAAAGCGGATGCCGCGCTGGGTCATGCCCAGCAGCACGGGGAACACATCTGTTTCTAAGTTAAAAATGGATTCGACTTCCTCTTGTCTCATTTTAATTTTTAGTGCTTGCCATAGTTTTAAAGTCAAGGCAGCATCTTGCTCGGCGTAGTCGCCCACGTACATAGCGGGAAGCTTCCACAATTCCTTCTTTGGATGCACCCCAAAGTCGGCTGCTGCCGACTTCAATCCGGCTTCCGACTTGGTCTCTTGGAGGTAGTCATAGCCAAGGGAGTTGAGGGAGAAACTGAAACGATTCTCGTCAATGAGTGGCGCTGCAAGCATCGTGTCCACGATGCGGCCATTGATGGTAAATCCGCTGGCGTAAAGCCACCCTGCGTCATAGGCTGCGTTATGCATGACCTTGTCTGCGCGGGTGGAGAGGACTTCTTGTACCCAGCGATCAACTCTGGATTTGTCAAGGTTACCACCGCCTTGATGGGCAATAGGGTAATAGCCGGACCATCCGTCCACAGCAACAGCGTAGCCAACAATAAAGCCATCGCCTCTGGGCCAGCCCGGTCCAAAAGACTCCATATTTGGGTCACAGGTTTCGAGGTCAATTGCAATCTCCTTGGCGGTGGATAAGTTGGGAAATGTGTCTGGGGCAACCCACTCGCAAGGGGTGGGAAATAATGGCATGGTCTTCATATCTTGAATCCTTTTTCAATGTGTTTAGGTAGCACTAAGTGCAACGTCTGCTTTGCCCGTGTGATTCCCACGTAAAACAACCGGTGTACGTTGTCAGGGTTGCGGGCATATTCTTTGGCAAACTTGGGGCTAAGGTCCATGAGCAGCAGGACGTGGTCCGCCTCGCCGCCTTTGGCCCCATGGATGGTGGACAACCTGATCCTCGGCGCTTGATTCAGTTTCACCCCACGGCGTAACAGGGCAATCATGTACTCCTTTGTATCGTCGGCAATTTTGGTCAGCGCTTCATGCCAAATAACATCAGTCAGCAGGCCAAAATTGTCTTTCAGTGTTTGCATGTTGTATAGCGCGGAGCTATCCCCACTACGAAAGGTCTTGTGGCCTCGGGCCACGGAGCTTGAATCAAGATACCGGTAAATGGAGGCTACTTGCTCTCCCAGCACTTCCCCGCCACGGCGTAATCGCTCCCAGTTGATGACGGCGTTGGCCGCTGGTTGGGACAGGCTGGGGATGCCGTTACGCTCAAACAGGATGCCCATTCCCTTGAGCCACTCATGCACGGGATTGAGCATGTAGTTGGTGCTGGCCATGATCAACCACTGGCCTTGGCTCACATCCACATCCTCAAAGCGGTAGTAGCTTAGGACGCTACCCTCGCTATCTCTAGACTTCCATGTCTTTTGCTGGCGCTCCCTGATCCGGTGCACGATAGCATCGGCTAGCGTATGGATGCGCATAGGTACACGGTAGGACTGATCAAGGATGGTGACCGAGCCTTGGAACGCTAAGAAGCTCTTGACATCAGCGCCCGCCCATGTGAAGACGGCCTGATCATCATCGCCTGCGAGGAAGGTGCGCTTGGACCGCGAGGAAAGCGCCTCGACCAGTTGCCACTGGATGCGGGAAAGGTCTTGCGCCTCATCAACAATCAGGACTTCCAACGAGGGAAGGCGGGAAGGCTCAGCTACGACC